GGGGACGTTCTTACCCAATAGAATTTTCGAGTAGATTTATGGGCGTAGAGCTTCTTGACATGCAAAAATATGCAATATATAACTCATGGACTAAGGATTTCGTATTATGGCTAAAATCCAGAAACGCAGGAAAAACGACAGAATTAGCAATATATTCTATGTTAAAGAGTATGTTATTTCCTTTTCACGTTACATATTTCTTGGGAAACACTGGTGATCAAGCAAAAGAAACTTATAAAAAAGTTGAGAAAATCACAAAGAAAGAAATAGAATCTTTTACTGGTAGTACAGATATATTTTTTAATGAGTTAAAGAAAAATGGTGCTACTTCAGATGGATTTGTTCATAACCCAGCCTCATTTACTTGCCAATTATTTAATGGCTCTGAGATCAACACATTAAATTCGGACATAACGAACATAAAAGGTAAGAGAGCAAATTTAGTTGGGTTTGATGAGGCAGGTTGGTTTTCAGATGAATTATTTGTTCAAGCAGAAAACTTTGTTAACCAAGATGAAAACTTTAAACTTGGTGGCAATATTGATATTACACTAGAACCAAAAGGTTTACCACGTCAATTGTTATATGCCTCATCAGCTTCAGATACTTCATCAGAATTTTATAAGAAATTTAAGTATTTCTCTGAAAGAATGATAATTGGAGATCAAAAATATTGGGTTTGTAATTATAACATCGATCTAGTAATGAAGGCTAAATACAACGGTGAACCGTACCCACCTCTTATTTCACAAGATAAAGTAGATAAAGCTATGGGTGATAATCGAGAAAAAGCATTAAGGGAGTTATATAATAAATTTTCTGCTGATTCTCACGAAGGACAGATATTGACCAGACGTGATATTATGCAATATACAAAACGAAGACCACCCTTATTAAATAATGATACTGGTAATAGACTATTCGGATTAGCATGGGATTCTGCAAGACTTAACGATAACAGTATAATAGGAGCTGCTGAATTTTATCAGGATGAACAACGTGGATGGTGTATGGATTTACACAATTGCATAAGTTTGGTTGATATTACAACTAAGAAGAAAACCCCAATGAGATTGCCTGATCAAGTTAAAAAGTTCCAAGATTTATTAATTGATTATAATGGTAACGAAAAAGGCAAACTGGATTATGAAAACATTAAGGCTGTTATATGTGATTCTGGCGCTGGTGGTCAGATGGTTGGCGGTGTATCTGACTATATGTTAGATAATTGGATTGGCAAAGATGGTCAAGAACATAAAGGTATAATTGATAAAATACATAAAGCTAATGAAACAGCAGTCAGTACATTTCCGGATGCCATTGATATTATGAAACTAGTTGATCCAAGAGCACATAGAAATGAAATATTTGAAGCTACTGAAAAAATGGTTAAATTAGGAGTTGTGACTTTCCCTGCTGACTTCGATGGAAAAGACTATTTAATAAACATTGATGACGAAGGTAATGAAAATAGGTATGACTTATCTTATGATGAACAGATTTCTTTAGCACAGATAGATTTAATGAAGACTGAAATAATTACAATGTGTAAATATACTAGTGCTGGAAATATTAAATATGATTTTCCGGCAGATAAAAGAAATTCTATGCACGATGACAGAGCATTTACGTTTGGTCTATTATGTTGGTATTTAGCTCAATTAAGAAGAGGAAGCATTATTAATAAACCAGTGGAAGTTGATTACTCTTCTGCTCCCATATGTGCTTCGTCAATAGATTATTAGAAAGGACGGTGAAATATGTCAGAAACAAATATTCAAAATAATGAACAAGACTTTGAAGTTATTATAACATCAAAAACAGATGATAACACGATAGTAGTTACATCAGTTGAAGAATTATCTCAAAAATGGATTGAAAATGCAATGTCAGGATACGATTCGTCAAATCAAAAATATTCTGCATATTTATCAGACGGTAATTCACCGTCCAATAAGATAACTCCAGAATATTTAGACGAGTTAGCTGAAGGATCTCAAAATGATATTAATAAAGTAAAAATAATCAACTCTATTATACGAAAGCAGATTAACAAAAACGATATCGTTGGTAAAACAGTAGAATCTATTGAAACAAATATTAATACGGAAGTAAAGCTTTCTTATGATGTTGAAATTGAAGGAAGAAATAAATCAAAACAATTATCTAATGTTAAGAGTTTTATTAAAAACTTCAATGATGAAATAAAAATTAAGAAATTAGTTAGAAGCGCAATTACTACACCTTATTGTGAAGGTACATATATAGCATATTTAAAACACAAAGAAAATGGTGGTTATGTAGTTGATTACTACCCTCTTGGAGTATGTGAATTATCTGATTATGATGTTAATGGTGAACCTGTAGTATTATTTAATGTTCAAGAGTTGCGCTCAAGATTACAAAAATCTTATAAAAAGAATAAGAAAAACAACCCACTATTCTTTGCCAACATCGATGAAGAAGTTCAAGCAAATTATCCTGAAGAAGTGTATAAAGCCTTTAAAGATAAAGAGCAGTATGCAAAATTAGATACCAAATATACTGGTATTATTCGTATAGGAAATATGAACCGTAAATATGGTATATCTCCTATATTTAGGTCGCTAGAATCATTATCTATGTTAGAAACATTTGATAATGCTGATAGGGTAAATAGTAAAGCTAAAGCAAAAAAGATTATACATCAGAAATTGCGTAAAGAAGTGTTAGGTCAGAGTTTTGATAAAAAAGGTTTTGAAGAAATGGCATATGCTCATAATAACTTTATGTCTGCATGGAAACAATCCACTGTTGTAGTAACATCTCCTGCTACAGTTGAAAGTATACTATATGTTGAACCAAAGATAGAGATGACTAATAAGGATACCGTTAATAATTATCGTTCAAGAGTGTTAAGTACTCTAGGCATTGGATTTTTAATGGACTCTTCATCTCAATCTGTTTCTACTGCCAATATTTCTGTTACTCAATTAATGAGAACTATTAATAAAATATCTGAACAATTAGAAGATATTTTAAAGAAATGGTATAAGCAAATTCTTGAAGATAACAACTTGCCAGTAGAATATTGTCCTAAAGTAGAGGTAATTGACAGCGAGCAATTAGAGTTTGAGTTAAAGAAAGACCTTGCTGAATTACTATTTTGCAAATTCAATACTTCATATGAAACTGCGTTTAATATTCTTGGTTTATCGGTGGAGGATGAAAAACAAAAGAGAATTAAAGAAAATGATGAAAATCTTAATGAAATATTCTTTCCGAGACTAACATCTTATACAGGATCAGGCAATGAACCTGTTTCACCAAACAACGAAAAAAAGAATGGTAGACCAAAAGGAGAAGAAAATAACAAGCAAACATATGATCAAAATAGACAAAAGACGTTGTAATAAGGAGGATTACATTTGAAAGAATTAAATATTAAGTGTCCTTGTTGCAATAAGGATATAGTTATTAATCTACAAGACGATGGAAATTATTCTATCGTCTTTTTTGATGAGCAAATATCTGAATTAGAAGCTTTTGAAAAATATGGATTATGTTTTGGCGTGAAAGGTGGTGAAGAAGATGCAAAACGAAAACATATGCCTAGCTAGTAAAACTATAGATATAGCTGAAAATGCAACATATTTAGAGTTAACAAATAGAGTTTGTTACTACGATGAAAAGAATTTGAATGACATGTTGTTGCCATCTGATACAGCATTGGAAAAGGCACAAACATTAGTGAATATGCCAGTTGTTGGACGTTACAAGATAAATTCAAAAGGGCTTCCTACCTTTGGATCGCATGAAATGGTTAAAGATGCTAATGGAGAAGTTACTTTTAACACAGAAAGCATCGGCACTCATACGGAGGTCTATGTAGCCGAAGATACAGTAGACGTAAATGGTGTATTAAAAACTCTACCATGCTTATTTGCAAAATATCGCATATGGAAAAGAAATAAAAATGTCGTTGCCGCTACAAGAAGATTGTTCTCAGAAGGCAAGCTTTATAGTTCGTGGGAAATAGCAACTTCAGCCTATGAATTTAAAAATGGTATTAAAAAGATAACAGATTATGTATTTTTAGGAAACTGTCTATTAGGTTATGAATTTGCATTTCCAAGCTATGGTAC